ACTTTAAAATGGGTCTAAAGTTTGCTAAATGGTTAGGTTTGGAAAACGAAGGATTAATGAAACATTATGGTTTTGATGGTTCAGATCACTTCAGATATGCGAGGATATTTTAAATGAGTTGGCAAGCAGCAGTAGTAGGAGCATTAGGTGTAGCACAGTATCAACAACAAGGTGCTATTGGTAAATACAATCAAGCTGTTTATAATCGTCAAGCTCAAGTTGCTGAACAAGAAGCTCAAGCCATTGAGCAACAAAAAGAATTTGATGTAGCTCAATTTGATAAACAATTTAGAAAATCTGAAGGTGAACAACAAGTTGCTGGTGCTAAATCAGGTATTGTTCAAGGAACAGGAACAGATTATAGAATAAAAATGAGCAATGCTGTAGAAGCACAATTACAAAGAAATATTATGGAATATAATGCAAAGATTGGTGCAGCTAGAAAAAGGGAAGAATCTAACTTTGCAAGAATACAAGGTCAAGTTGTCAGACAACAAGCTAGGTTAGCACAAATACAAACCATAGCTCAAACTGGAACAAGTTTACTTAGTATGTCTAGTGGAACTACTGCTAGTTCACCTTATGGTGTTGCACAATCAGGAAGATTTCAAACATCACAAGGTAGAATTGTAGGGGGAGCATAATGCCAAAAATACCAACATTTACAGCAGAAGCAAGACCAACAGCAGAAGTAGCATCTATTAAAGCTAATATTCAAATACCTTTATCTCAAACACTTGGTAATGCACTATCTCCTATTACTAAAGCTATTACTGAACATAGAGTTCAAGAAAAAAATTTTGAAAATAAAACTGAAGCATTAAAATTAGAAAATGAAGCATTATTAGAATTTACAGATACTTTACAAAGAGCTAGTAGATTAGATAATAAAGATCAGGCATTTGAATTAGTAAGATCTGAATCAGAAAGAATTAAAAATACCTTTGGTAGTCGAGCTTCTAACAAAATTGTTCAAACAACTTTTAATAATAATTTTTTATCAGAAGTTCAAAAAGGAATATTTAAAGTTGATACAAGAGTATCTGGTAATATTATTCAATCATTAGATAATCAAGTTTCTGTAAAAAAAAATAGATTACTTACTCAAGCATATTTAGATAAAGATCCTTTAGCTTTTCAACTGATTGGTTCAGAGTTACAAAAACTTTATGAGGAAAATTTTAAAGGAAGAATAGATGTAGACCAATATGATAAATTAATTCAAGGCATACCATCTGAACTTGAAACATTTGAAGCAAATCAATTAATTACTGATAATCCTGAACAAGCATTAAAAGATTTAAGAAACAAAGATAAATTTTCTAACCTATCTTTAGATAAAAGAATTGAATTAGAAAGAGATGCTTTAGATGCTTTAAAACCTAAACTAAAAGAAAATATGCAAAATTATTTAGTTGCTTTAGAAGATGGTAAAACAATTCCTTTAAATCAAGATTCTATTAAAGAAGTATATGGTAATGAAGTATATAATAATTTTAAACAAACTGAAAAAAATGTTATTAATTTTAGTGGTTATAAAAATCAATTATTTAATTCAAAAGTTGGAGATGAAACAAAAATTATTAATTCTTTTCCAGTTACTAATGAAAATTATGCTGAAGATTTAAAATATAAACAAAAATTAACAAATTATTTAAGCGTAAAAGATGAATTAATAAAAAAAGATTCAGCAAGTTTAATTTTATCTTATAATGATGAAGTAAAAAAATCTTACCAAGATTTTACTTCAGAAACAAATGAACAAGTAAAAGATCAAAAATTTAAAAAATATTTGAATATGACTGTAGAAAGTCAAATGAATATGGGTATTGATGCAAGTTTAATTAAAGTTATTCCTGAATCTCAAGCAGCTCAATTAGTTAATGATTATAATAATAGAAACGCTAATGAAAAAATTGGTTATCTTAGATCTTTAGAAGAACAATATGGCGAATATTATGGTACAATATTAACTCAATTATCAGCTAATGGTTTACCTGTAACAGCAAAACTTGTCTCATATTTAGGAGATGAAAAATTTGCTCTTTCTTCAATTTCTATTGATACAAAAGAAGAAAAACAAAGATTAAAAAATTATTTACAAACAACAGATACTACTATGAGTGAAGTACAAAAATCAGTAGGAGATGAATTAGAAACTTTTAGACAAAAAGTTTTATATGCTAATCCTTTTAATACTTCTAAAGCTAATAAAGAATTAGATCAAATTACTGATATTATAACTTATATGACAATTAATGAACTAAGTAGAGGTTCAGAGTTAGGTGATGCTGTAGATTTTGCTACAGGATTTATTACTAATAACTTCGATCTTAGTAAAGAAACTTATTTTATTCCTAAAATTTACAATAATTCTAGAATTTCAGAAGCACAAATTAATTTTATAAAGAAAAAAGCTGATGTTATTCAAGAAAGATATTTAGATAAATTTGATATGGAATATTTTAAATCAAATAATCCTGATGTTCCTGAACAAGAACTTAATGAATCTATGATAGATCAAGCAAAAAGAAATGGAGTATGGTTAAATAGTGCAGATGGTAGTGGTTTAGTATTTGCAATTAAATTTTTTGATGGCACATTTGGAATTGTAACTAACAAAGAAGGTAAAGAACTTAAATTTAATTTTGATGATGATTCTTATATATTACCACACACTAATATTATTTTAGATTTTGAAAGACCAAAAAGCCTTGAAGAAAAAATTGGTGGTGCATAATGGCAAATATTGGTTTTGGATTACAAGATAATAAAAATGCTAAAACTTCAGGTTATGATTTATTTCAAACAACACTTGGAGAAACTTTAAGTTCAGTTGCTTCCGATGCTTGGAAATATAATCCAGTATCTTCAATAATACGATTAAGTGAATTAGAAGGTAATAGAGATAAAATAGATGATGAACCTTTAATTGATAGACAGGAATTAAATAAAAATTATTCTAACTTAGGTTTATTTTTTGAAGAAGATGAAAAACAATCTACTGTAGATATATTAGTAGAAAGAAAAAAAGAAGAATTAGAAAGACAAAGTATTATTCAAAGAGGACCACAAGGATTTTTACCTGGTGCTGCTAAACTTACAACTTCTTTTGTAGTTAGTGCTTTAGACCCAATCAATTTAGCTGCAGCATTTGTTCCTATTGTTGGCGAAGCTAGATTTGCTTCTCTTGTTGCTAAATATGGATTTACAAAAGCTAGACTTGCAAAAGGTGTTCTTGAAGGTTTGGTAGGAACAAGCTTAGTTGAACCTATTGTATATACTGCCGCACAAAAAGAACAATCAGACTATGATTTAATGGACAGTTTCCTTGCTGTTAGTTTTGGAACTGTTCTTGGTGGAGGACTTCATATTGGTGCTGGTAAATTAAAAGATTTTAGAACAAGAAGAGCTTTTGAAAAAAAAGTATTAGATGCAAGAGAAAAGGCAGGTATTACAGATGGAGAAACTCCTGAATTTAATCTTTATAAAGCTTACTATCCTGAAAACTCAAGAATTATGAAAGAGTTAGCTGAAACTAATCCAGAAACTAGAGCTGCATTATTACAAAGAGCATTAACTGATTTAATTGATGACAATCCCGTTAATGTAAAACCTATTGCAGATTTAGATCCTAAATTAAGAAATGCAGAATTAAATGAAAACGTACCTAAAAATGAAAGAGTTAATGTTAATCAAAAAGATGATAATATTAGTAATATTGACAAACAAGTTACTGATGAAAATTCAGGTAGTCAAGTTGTAAAAAATCCAGATCAAAGAGAATTAGATAATTTTTTATCTAGTAGTAAAACAAAAGATATGGATGTAAGAAATATTGACCAAGAAAACATAGATTTAGAAAATCAGTTAAATATTTTAAAAGAAAGACAAAAAGATTTAGATATTGAAGATAGTGCAGAAATTCAAACTTCTAAAAATGAAGTAGATGAATTTAATCAAAAATCAAAAGAAATAAAAGATGCCATTAAAGATGGTATAAACTGTGTAACTAAAAGATAATTATGGCTCAAGATAAATGTTTAGATATTATTAAAGAAACTTTAAAAAGATCTTCTATAACAACTACAAAAGCTGAAGATATTTTAAATGATATTCAAAAAGCTCAAAGAGAAGTTGGTGTACAAAATTTAGATGAATCATTAGTGAATGATTTATCAGAAAAAATATTAAAAGAACAAGAAATACAAAAAAAAATTAATCAAAGAAATAATTTAGAAAATGAAATTAAAATAAGAAATACAGTTGATTACGTTTTAAAAGAATTTCCAGAAGACCCAGTTGAAGGACTAACTGCAGTTTTAGTTGGTTCTAATTTTCAAAAAGTTGGATCAAGAGCTTCTGTAGCACTTGCTCAACTATCTAAATATAGACAAATTGCAACTGCATTTACAGAACAATTAAGACAAAAAAATTTAACAACTTTATTTGCTAAAGCAAATGCTGATATTGATAGAAGAATTGCAAGAACAATATGGGAATTAGGAGAAGGTAAAACTATTACTGAAAAAAATAAAGAAGTAATTGAACTTGCTAAATTAATTGATGAATTTTCAGAATCATTAAGAATACAATATAATAATTATGGTGCTAACATTGGTAAATTACCAGGTTGGATTATTAGACAATCTCACGATCCTTTTCAATTAAGAAATGCTGCAGATGTTTTAAATTTAAAAAATAATAAAAATGTTAATGAAATTAATGGATCAGCAGAAAGAAACTTAGCTGCTTGGAAAGCTTACATTAAACCTAAGTTAGCTGAAAAAACTTTTGATGGAGTTGAAAATAGAGAAGAATTTTTAACTTATGCCTACAATTCTTTAATTAGAAATGAACATCAAATTGCTGAAGGATCAGGTGGTCATTATGGAAGTAAAAGCATTACATCAAAATTAAACGCTAAAAGAATTTTACATTTTAAAACAGCAGATGATTGGTTTGATTATAATTCTAAATTTGGTGGTGGTAATTTAAGAGAATCTTTATTTGCAGGTTTTAATTATGCTGGAAGAAACATTGGTTTAATGAGTTCATTAGGTACAAAACCAAAAGAAAATTTTATTAAAATAGGTAGATTAATAGAAAGAAATTTAATTAATAAAGGTGAACAAGGTAAAGCACAAAAAATTGGAGACTATTTAAAAACTCAAGGAAGATATGAAAGACATTTTGCAGAAATAGATGGTTCTGTAAATTCTATTAATAGTTTTTCTGGAGCAAGATGGAGTGCAATTACAAGATCTATTTTATCTATGGCTAAACTAGGTGGTGCAGTAGTTTCTGCTTTAGCTGACGTTCATTTATATGGTAGAGAATTGAAATATCAAGGAAGATCTTATTTAGGTGGTATTTATGAAGCTTTAGGTAATTTAGCTAAAATTAAAAATTCTAAAAAAAGAATTGAAATAGCTGAACAGTTAGGTTTTATGGCAGACAATGTTATATATGATTTAGCTGCAAGATATTCTACAGGAGATACATTAAATAAATCTTTTACCAAATTACAAAGAACTTTTTTTAAATTAAATTTATTACAGTGGTGGACTAATTCTCTTAAAGAAGGTGCAATGTTAGGAATGGGTAATTATGTTGCCAAACAAAGAAACATAGCATTTAATAATTTAGAATTTAAGTTCAAAAGATTAATTGAACATTTTGGTATTGATGAAAAAATTTGGAATACTATTAGAAAAATGGATGTTGAAATAGCAGATGATGGTAAAGAATTTTTTTCAGTTAGAAACATAGATAATTTATCTGATGATGTAATTAAATCATTAGCTGGCAAAACAAGAATGTCAGCAAGAGAATTATTTATATTTAAAGATAATTTAAAAACAAAAGTATCTGGTATGTTTTTAGATCGTTCTACTTATGCGGTTATTGAACCAGATGCTAGAACTAGATCATTTATGAAAGGTGGCTTACACGCAGGAACTGTTTGGGGAGAAGCAGCAAGATTTATATTTCAATTTAAAGCTTTTCCTCTTTCTATAATACAAAAAGCAATGGGTAGAGAAATATCATCATTTAGAGCAGGTAGAAATGCAGAAGGTTTTTTTGGTGTTGTTAGTTTAGTTATTGGATCTGGTATTTTTGGATATATTTCAATGACAGCTAAAGATTTATTAAGAGGAAAATCACCTAAAGACCCAACAAAAAAACAAACATATTTTAATGCTATGTTACAAGGTGGTGGTTTAGGTATTTATGGTGATTTTTTATTTAGTAAAAGTTTTAGTGGTTTAGACCTATTAGCTACCGCTGTAGGACCAGCCGCTACTGAATTTGCAAAAGCTGCTAATGCCATCAGGTATGCAGTTCAAGGAGAACCATCTAAGGCTGGTAAAGAAGCTTATAAATCAATAGTAGGCAATACTCCTTTTTTAAATTTATTTTACTTAAAAACTGCATTTGATTATGCTATAGGTTATCAAATAATGGAAACATTATCTCCTGGATATTTGAGAGAAATGGAAAAGAAAATGAAAAAAGAAACAGGTCAAGAATTTTTATTGACTAAGCCATCAAGGTTATTTAAAGGATTTTAAATATGACAATATCTTCAACTACAGTAAAGAACTCATACTTAGGTAATGGTACTCTTGATACATTTAACTATACATTCAAAATCTTTGCTGACTCAGATTTGCAAGTCATCATTCGTTCCTCACTAGGAACTGAAACAGTCAAGACCTTAACAACACACTACACCGTAACTGGTGCTGGTTCTGCTTCTGGCGG